ATGATCGACAAGGACGTCGAGTCGTTCTACCCGCGCATCATCCTTAATCAGGGCATGTATCCAGAGCACTTGGGTCCGGAGTTCCTGCACGTTTACCGCACCATCGTTGAGCGGCGCTTGAAGGCGAAAGCGGACGGGAACAAGCCCGTCGCTGAGTCGCTCAAGATTGTCATCAACGGGTCGTTCGGCAAGTTCGGCAGCAAGTATTCCATCCTCTATGCACCGAACTTCCTGATCCAGACGACACTGACGGGTCAGCTGAGCATCCTGCTACTGATCGAGATGCTGGAAATGCGCGGCATCCATGTGGTCAGCGCCAATACCGACGGCATCGTTATTAAGTGTCCGCGGAACAATATGGAGCTGTTCAACTGGATCGTTGCTGAATGGGAGCGGATCACACAATACAAAACAGAAGAGACCCGCTACCTGTCGCTCTATTCGCGTGACGTGAATAACTACATCGCGGTCAAGCAGAAGTTCGACAAGGCAACGAACAGCTGGCTGGAGATCCCCGACGGCATTAAGTCCAAGGGTGCCTACGCCAACCCATGGAGTGACAGCAAGAACCTCGCCATGCGCCTGCACAAGAACCCGACGACAACGATCTGCGTCGAGGCTGTTGAGGCGTTCCTGACGAAGGGCACCCCGCTTGACCACACCATTCGCGCAGCCAATGACATTCGCAAGTTCGTCACGGTGCGGTCGGTGAAGGGTGGCGCGGTGAAGGTGTGGAGCAGCAACGTCCCCGCGCATGACTCGCAAGAGGAGCTTATCGACCGGGCGGGTTACACCCCGTTCGCTGAGGGGTCTTGGGTCGAGAAGGGTAGCTATGACGCGGTCGGTCGCTACGCTATCACAACCGAGAAGGCGTATCGCATCGCGTGCGAGCGCCTAGCGGTGCCAGGCGAGACTGAGTTCGTTGGCAAGACTGTCCGCTGGTATTACGCCAAGGACGTCCCCGGTGAGCTGGTCTATGCGCTCAGTGGGAACAAGGTGCCTCGCTCGGACGGCGCGATGCCCTGCATGGCCTTCAATGATAACATGGTCGTTCCTCAAGACGTGGATCACGACTGGTATATCAATGAGGCGGTGCGTATGCTGCGGGACATTGCAGCACTTCCGGCTGAAGCTGCATAAGGCGGGCCGTTTTAAGCCGGCTACAGCGGCGATCGGTTAGGGGTGCTACCCAAGTGGCGGCAGCACCCCTTTCGCGCCCCCAGCCCCGGCGCTACCGAAATCTTAGTGCTGGCAGCACACTCCCCGCACATTGGGTTGCGGGCTGTTGCCGGGGGAGCCAATCGTTCCACCGAATCCGCCGGGGGTCCACGCTTGACGCAGAGCTTGATGCGAAGGGACGTAGAACATCAACTTGCTGCGAGCCACCAGCCCAGGATTGACGCGGTGCGTGCCAATCATCTGCACTTCATCGTCGTCGAGCCACTTGTCCCAGGCTGCCATATAAGCATGGTCGCCGTTGAACCCGTTCCAGAAGCCATCGTTCGAGCGGCCTGCCGTGATACCATCACCCGACTTGGTGATGTTGCCTGTCGCATTCACTTGGATATCAAGCACTCCATCGAGCCACACTTCGTTCGGCATACCCGACCGACGATCGTAACGGATGATAAAGTTGTGCCATTCCCCGTCGTTGAACAAGTTGGTCGACGTGCTGGTGCCCTTGACGGGTTCGCTCCCGCCTTCCTTCGCATAGAGCAGATACTTGCCTGCCGATGGGTTGTTCATCACAATTGATGGCCCGCCTTGGGTTGCACCGTTGCACTTGCCGAAGGGAATGGCGTTCAGCGTCGTCTGCGTGGTCCGAAGCCAGATGGTCATGGTTAGCTGATCGCCAGCCATGGTCCATCCGGTTGTGCCGTAACCCCCGCCGGAGCCAGAAGATACAAATGCCATCTTAGGCTCCCCGCAGATTGACCATGAGCAGATGGGCGTCACCCGTTGCAGTGTCGTTCGAGACATCGCGACGGATACGGATGCGGAACATCTCGCCCGCGACCAGCCCATCGATCTCACTGTTGCTGAACGTGACCGTCTGCGTCATGGTGACGCCAGCAGTGCCGGGCACCGTGGCAGCGGTGATCGTCTTGGCGGTCGCAAAGCTATCCGAGTCCACGTCCAACCCGCCTGCGTCGACACGCTCGAACGCTACGTCCCAGCCGATCGTTCCGCTGGTGGCGGACTGCGCTGCGACGTAAAGCGTGACCACAATGCCCGCACCCGGATCGTCAGCGGGGAGGACGCGGGTCCAGAAGATGGTCTCCTGAGTTGTGGTGTCGAAGGTGATCACAGGACGCTGATTGCGACCGTTCAACTGCGCATAAGCGAAGTCGGGCATTTCCGCCTGCAACGGAATGAGGTCGATAGTCCAGGCGCTACCCCCGCCACCCCCTCCTCCGCCACCAAGCTCCGAGGTGGGCGCTGCCTTGCTGGTCCACTTGGTGATCGTCACAGACTCGCCTGCCGCATCGTCAACAATGACGTCACCGTCGGTTCCACCAATCGTCATCTTGCCGGTCGTGAGTGCAGTGATAACACCCGAGACGATGTTGTTCGCTACATCCCCGGTGAACCCTGTCACGTTGACGCGGTCGCCCAGTGCGAACCCCGCCGTAACGAATCCGCTTCCGGAATCGTTATAGCTGTTGTCGGACGCGGTTGCACTGATCGTCGTGGCTGTGATCTTGATAGCAAGATCCAGCGCCGCAACCTCGACCAGTTCTGTGCCGAGCAGAGGCAGGTCCGCCGCCTCCATCTGGCTGATTGACTTCCCTGCCATTTAGTCCTCCGTAACCCGTAGTTCGTCACCCTCGGTGACACGACCGTCATTCTCTTCAGTTACCCGCTGGCCGGCTGCGCCATACAGGAACTCATGCCACGGTGCCTGCCATGAATACACCCCGTCGCGCTTGGCGTGAACCTCGACGCGAACCGTGCCGGACTCAACCCCATCGTCAAGACCTGGATCCCACGACGCGGTCGTTCCTGCGATGTCGTCCTCGGTATGCACAAGCACATCGTCGACATAACCCTGCACGCGATACAGGGTGCCTGGCTCGGGACCGATGTCGCCCATGGTGTGGTCAACAATGGTGCCACCAGTCTGCTCCAACCGATCGCGATGCGCCCACGTGAGGGTGAGCTCCCCGCTGTAGTCGACGCTCGTATCGTAATACAGACCGTTGACCTTAAACTGGCCCGGAGCATAGGGGCGCCAGGCGCGACCGTCAAGGGTAACGGTGCGTTCGGTGATCAGACCGAGGTCGACCGTGCCTGAACCGGACACTGGCTGGATCTTAACGTCCACGACCTCTGCTGCAACATATTCGGTCGGGTCGGCACCGTAGTTAAGATCCCATACGAAGATTGAATCGGTTGCGGCGTGGTCCTGCGGAACGGTATCGAGCGCACCGCGCCCAACGGTGATGGTGTTGCCAACCGTGTCCACCGCGTCGATCCGCACAATCTCGTCACCGATCTGCGCGTGCTGGCCTGCCAGGACGGTGTCCATGTCGAGACCGCCCGTGGTTGACCACACTGTCTCCATCTTGCCTACCGCCACCGTCAGTTCGCAGTAGGGGCAGAAGTCCAGGGTGTTGATGGATTCATAGCCGTTACCGCTATCGGTCCACATGCGCGCATTGATACCGCCGGTCGGGCGGGGTGCAGCGCCCATGACATAGCCGCTGTCGGGCTTGTTGACGAGGTTGCTGTCGGTCTGCGCTTGCCCACCCGTCTGAACGAGTTCGTAATAGGGAAGCTCCTGCGCCAAGCTGTCGACGGACGGCCCCGGGGGCTGCGACGGGTCTTCCCAGCCTGTGCCAGGCTCAGCGACCGCAGTCTTTGTCGTCGTATCGAAGATGTCCTGAACGCACGTCAGCTTGATCTGGTTCGACTTGCCGTTGCCAAGCGCGAAGCTGGTGACACGCATAACAAGCTGATAGATGCCCCACTTGCTCCAGTTGAGCTTGAACACATCGCCTACGTTAAGGTCTTCAGCGGTGCTGTCGACATAGATGGTGCAGTTGAGCATCGGTGAGCTGAGCGCCCGCAGATCGCGCTGCCCCGCGATGGTCGCGTTGCGTGCGTTGCTGAACCCCGGATATTGAACGGGGGTGTTGATGACCGCACCCTGAACCAGCGCCATGGCGGTGTCGGTTACAGTGAGCGACGCATCCTTGCCGGTCTGGTGATCCCAATAGTTGACCGTGACGCTGTTCGTGAGCTCACCGAAGCTGGGACGCGAGGGATCTTCGATGCGGGAGATGCACGACTCGTCCAGTGTGATAAGGTCGTCGGGGTTATAGTCCCCGCGGATTAGCTTCAACACGAACTTGCCCGTCGTGCGCGACACATACAGCGCCGCGTCGATGTGCTTCACAATCTCCTGAATGAAGGCGTCGATAAGGATCTGCTTGTCCCATAGCAGGGAGATCCCCAGCTCCTCGGCTGAGATGGTGTTCGCTGCTGCACCGAACCAATCGTCATCGACATCGCTCTCGGGATAGCCCATGCCCCAATCGGGGTCAGTGAGGCATTCCCGGATGATGTGCGCGCCGTTAAGGTCGATCGTTCCGCTGCCGGTCTCAACGATCAGGGACAGACCGCCACGGTTGTCGCCGGGGTTGTTATCGAACGCTGCCTGGACCTTATACTCGTCCCACCCGGTGAAGGTGATGGGGAGCAGTGCGTCCGCCGCTGCGTAGGCTTCATCGGCCGTTGCATACAGGTTCGGGTCCATCCCGAGGTCGTTACCGCTGAAGATGCTTACGAAGCTGCCTGCGCCGTTCCGTGCCAGCACCTGGAACTGATTCGTCCAGGTCTGGCCTGGGACCGGGGAGTTACCTCCACCGATGCCTGCATCGTTGTTCCAGGCGCTCCATGCGTCATAGGTGAGCAACCCGCCGCTGGCAGCCGCTCGAGGCTTGCTGATACGAATGACACCCGCACGCCCCGGGCTGTAAACGGTCGAGGGTGCGCTGCCGAACGAAGTTGCCACAAGGTTGACAGCGGTCTTGTTCGGGAGGTTTGCACCAGCCTGCACAAGGATGCCTGCGCGGTTCGGATTCCACTGAGGCTGTCCGTCCTGGCGCACCTGAACGCGCTGCCCCCGGTAGCGCCACGGTTTCAGATAGGGATTGTTCCCCATGTAGCACTGACGGTGAATAATGCTGACCACACCGCGATAGGCTGGGATCCGGTTGCCTAGCTTCGCGACGAGGTAGCTGTTCTGGAGTTGCGTCGGCCACCCCATCATAACATCGACGGTTCCGCTAACACCACCCTCGCGCGACTCACCGCCAAACAGGGACTCGGCGCTCACACCGATGGAGCCGCCTGAGGTAGCACCCGCCCACGCTACGCGGTCGTCGACAGTGAACTTCGTTACGAAGTCGATTGGACCGTGGCATACAACGGAATGCATCCCGATGTAATACTTGTATCCAATAGTCTGTGCTTTACTTTTGCCGCCCACGAGCTGCCTCCACAACCATCAAGGCGTTATGATCGCCGGTTGCAAGGAAGTCCTCCTCGGGAAGACCTTCGGCCAGGAACTTGTTCCAGTCCATATTGTGACGCTTGAAGAACCCGCGCGTGCCGCTCGAGCAGAGCTTGACAGCGCGGACGTCTTTCATGTAGACTTGGACGCTCACTTCTTTCCGCCCTTCGACTTGATCGCCACCGTCCGGAGATCGCCATACCATACGCAATTCGCTCCGTTGAAGTCCCGCGTTCCGAATAGCACGGCGATCTCAAGACCCTCCTCTGCTACCGGCGCAGTGATGTCCCCAAGCCCAGCGGGCTTCTGCGTCTGTGGCTTCGGGGCCAGCGCAATGCTGACAACGAGTCCGACAACGAAGGCTGCGATGAACCAGAACATTAGACGATGGAACTCCCGCCTGTAGGGTTCTTCACCGGAATGAAGTCGAACCCGCCGTAGTTGAGCCCGTTGCTGAACTTGTCCCAGCATGTGTCGCGGCTGTGGTCACACCCCGGATAGAGCTTCACGTTGAACGGGAACCCCTCGTCAATCTCCTGCTGGAGAGAGAAGGACAACCGTTGCAAGGTGAGCACCGCGCCGACGTGGTCCACCACATAGGACAGCACCCCGTTCGGGCTGCGCAGCATCCCACCGATATAGAAGCCGTTCGGCTTGGTCGCCGCGGCGGTGCATGTGAGCGTCCGTCCGCTGCTGGCAGTGACCGCGCTCGTCAGCGCAAACGTCTCCGGGTCCAAGCGGCACCCGCGTCCATAGAGGGCATACCGGCAAGACCGCTGATAGCGCGCACGCAACCCCGGCCGGCGCATACTGGTGAAGATGCTTTCGAACTTCAGCTGGATGTTGGCCATGCCAGGCACAACCGAAGCAAGGCGCCCCTTCCAGGTGACGTTGATAACGCCAGCCTTGTTCTTGGTGAGGATCACCATGCCAACCAGAAGCTCGCCGTTGTCCTTCATCCAACGCAGCGCCATCTCGTTGTCGAGTGGCAGCGTGATGGTGAGGTCCGCCTTAGCGAGGTCGTTCTTGATCTCCGTGCCACTGCGCGTGATGGAGATCGGTTCATACTCCTCAGAGGAGAACGTCTGTAGGCTGTCGGCGCTGGTATAGGTCCAGACCCCGTCCGAGTCTTGCTCGGTAAACCTATAGAGTTCGACCTGAGTTGCCACCGTGCGCTTCCATTACTTGACAGTCCGAACGGACATCGTGACGTCGGTGTGCAACCCGTAATGATCGCAAGTCACCTTGTCATCCGCGCAACGCACCTTGAGCAAGAAACCCACCGTCTGATCTACGCTCCAGGTTCCTGCCGGAAGCGCGGGGGTGAATGTTACTCGGTCGTTTCCGCCGACATTGGTGAGGCCTGTAACCTTGACGAATTGACGCCCTACAGGGGACTCTATGACGAGCCGGGAGAACGTGTCAAGGCCATAATAATGGTCGCGGAATTCATGACCCGTAAACGTGATAACGCTAGTCCCCCCGCCCGCCGGTGTCGTGATTGGCAGATCGTTGCGGAAGCTAGGCACGAGGAAAGGAAGGTTCGCACCCTGCACCGCGTCTGCGAATCGGACCCACCAGTTCCAGTCGTCGATGTCGAACAGGCGGTTGCACTGCCAGCGCAGCGCGAACGCCCATTGGCCTTGCGTCCACGGGTTGAGCAAGTCGGGACGTCCGATGTAGTCGTCCGTGATCTGGATGCCGCTGTCGAACTGCGAATCGAACGCGGTGCCAATGGCGCGCTTGTCGAGAACGAACATGGAATCGAATGTGGTCAACGACTCAACATTCTCCGGAGGCACAAACGGCGCCCATGGCAGCTCCTCACGGAATGTGAATCCAGCGGTGCCGCTATGGTTCGGATTAACCCGGCTCACCTGCGCACCCGTCGGGGTGAACCCCTTCGTCAGTGGCGTAACGATTGCGCGTGCGCTATAGGCCTTGGTCGTCGTGGTCTGGAACACAAGGCGGTCGGATTGCACATCGCTGACCACAAGGATCTCCCATGTGTCGCCCTCGCGCACCATGACTTCACGGTTCTCACGGAAGTCCCCGCGTGCGGTGTTGCACATGATGAATTCGTCACCGACCGCAATCGCCGTCTTTGCCTTCACCTGATACTGGTAGAGCGGGACGCGGAAGGTGCGCCCATAGCTGACCTGCATCGTTGCCAGGAAGCGGCGGATCTGCTCGACCGTGTCGAAGGAGAAGTTACCGCTGAAGGTCCGCTTGGCGTAGCTGTTGAGCGGGATGCGGTCCTCGGTGCCATCGTAGGACACTTGGATATCCGTCAGCCACTGCCACTCTTCCTTGATGGGGGCGTCCGGTGTCTGCGTGACAAGGTCGTATCCGGGGATCCCCGTGCTCATGTCGATCAGCAGGGAGATGCCCTGCCTGTTGTCGCCGGGATTCGGGTCGAACGATGCCCGCACCTCATAGACTTCGTGGCCGGTGAACTCCATCGGGAGCAGCGCAGCGATCGCATCGAAGGCGTCGTCTTCGGTTTCATACAGGTCGGGGTCGAGACCCTCGTCCTCCGCGCTCCAGATCTTCAGCATGGTCCCGTCGAGGGTGTCCCCCGCCCATACCTCGAAGCGGTTGTCCCACGTTTGACCGGGGACAGGGGGAGGCGACGGGAACACGCTGTCATCCGCAGGCCATGCGGACCATGCGTCGAACTTCAGTAGCCCGTTGCTGTCCGCAGCGCGTGGCTTTGTGATGCGGATGGCTCCACCCTTGCCGACTGCATGGGTCGTCCGCGGGGTGCCAACGAACGTGACCGCATTGAAGTTCAGAGCAAAGGTGTAGATCATGCTTTCACCATCGTGCCTACATCCGTGCGGTTACGACGGATGATGTTCATAACCACACGCTCGCCCTCCTCGGAGTCCATTGCGCCAACGAACGACTTCTCGTCGAACAGGTTGACGACCTTGGTCCGAGCGTCCACAACCGGCGCACCGTCTCCGCCCCCACCATCGTTCGCACGCTGCTGAGCAGGGGTCTCGATGGTAACGCGCTCGCCCTTGGTGACGTTCATGTTGATGTTGTTGGCGTCGACACCCGACTTGCCATCCACCATAAACTGTCCGCCCGTTGCGAACCCGCCAACATTGGTCGACATGATCGCTGCGACGTTGGCACCCGTCTTCAACCCGATAGCTGCGGCAGCGATGTAGTTGAACGGCGGGGGTGCGGACGCAAGCGCCTTCTGCGCAGCGACGTAACCGTCGATCGTGGCCTGTGCGATAGCAGCCGCCTTGGAGATGGCGCCAACCACACCGGATCCGTTCTTGGTGACACCAGCCAGCGCACCGAAGAAGTCGGACGCGGCCGTAAGGCGCTGCTCGTTATACTTGACATAGAGGGCTGCCAGTGCCTGCTGATAGGTGTCCTCGTTGATGAGGTCCTGCTGGCGGAGCGCCTCGAGCTGGGCGTAGACCCCTGCCTTCGCTTCGACCTCTTGGTTCTGCTGGAGGATCGGGTTCAGAACACCGCCCAGCTGGCTCTGGATGAACTGCTGTTGGCGGAGCTGATCGTTCTTCTTGATAAGCGCGTCGACTTCCGCGTTCGTGCCTGCCACATAGCTCTGCGACAGAACGATCCCCTTGGACAGCATCGCCTGACGGACCGTCTCATAGTAGTTCGCACGGTCCAGCTCGACGCCGAACAGGTTGACGGATACCGCTGCGGCGTCCTGCGCTTCCTTGAGCTGGAACAGCGGGTCGGTTGCCTCCGCGAGGATGCGCCCAGCCTTCACCTTCTCTTGGTTGAACTGGTCCTGCGAGATGTTGTGCTCGTTGAGCAGCTGAGTCGCGGCAGCGATGGACGCATTATACGTCTTGAGCGGCGCATTGATCTCGTCGTAGATGCGGTCCATCTCCTGCTGGACATACTTATAGTCCTGGATGGCCTGCACCTTGGCAAGGATGCTTGCGCGTTCGGTCGCATTGAGCGTGATCTTCTTCTGAGCCAGCTGCTGCTCGATGGTGTCCATGCGCTGCTGCACTTCGCGCGCGTCCTTCAGGAGCTTCATGCGCGCTAGTTCGTCGTCCAGCTTCATGTTCACCATGCCGATGTTGAACGCTTCCTTCTCGGCGGTGTGGTCAACCTTCGCCTTCTTCCCCGGCCCACGGTTGTCGATGATAGCAGCGGCCAGCGCAGCGATGCGAGCCTTAGCAGCGGCGGTCGCAGCTTCGTCCCACGCCTGCTTGAAGCCCTGGATCGTGTTGTTCGCCTCCTGGACGTTCTTGGTGAAGGTCTCACCGATGTTATACTTCTCCAGCTCGAACATATTCTGCGAGATGGATTCGATGCCCAAGTTCACCTTGTCGATCTCAGGGATCGCCTTATCGAACCCAAGGTTGGACAGGATCCCGTTGGCGCCCTCCGCTAGGAAGTTGATACCAGTGATCACACCGTTGATGACGCCCTGGATCACCATGATGATCGCGTTCGCGGTTCCCATGATGGCGTTCAGCACAATCTTGACCACATTGATTGCCGTCTTGCCGATCACGTCGAGCAGCGTCTTAACGCTTGCGTAGAAGCCAAGGAACGCCATATACAGGAAGTTCACAACCGTCGACCAGATGGAGGTCATCGTATCGCCGAACTGAGCAAACGGAGCAATCAGTCCGTCCCAGCCCTGCGCGACCGCACTCTTAAACCCGTTCCAGCTATCGGCGGCGGTGATCGTGATGACGTCGAACTCTTTCAGCTTGCCGCCTGCCCCGACCGTGCTGTTCGAGAGCTTGTCCATCTCTTTGCTGGTCAATCCAAGGCTGTTCGCGTATGCCTCAAGCTCGGGCTTATGCTTAGCCGCGATCTCCGAACTGAAGTTCTTGAAGCCAACATAGACCAGTCCGATCGCTGCGGCAATGGCGGTGAGCGGTGCAAGCAGACGGACGATCTGCGCGACCAGACCCGCCCAACCGCCTGCGGTCGTGCGTGCGATATAGTCGAGCTGCGAACCCTGCTGAACGAGAACGAGCAACGGGTTCTGTCCGCCAGCCAGCGACACGCCGATGTCCTGTAGCTGCGCGATGATGTTCGCGTTCGTGGACCGGGTGCGCGACTGCGCCGCCTCCAGGGTCTTGGCTGCATTGGCCGCGCCG